ATTGTTTCTACTGCTATTATTGGCCTTGTGGCTGCGAGTAGCCCTTTTATTCTCAATTTAATAAAACCAGCTATAAAGAATATCGTTAAAAAACTTACAAAGAAGAAAGATAAAGTAGAATAAATGTGTAGATGAGCCTTACCACAGCCCGTGGCTTGTCTACTTTAATTTGTGAGTATGTGGGATAACTTGATTTGGTGGAATATCAACAATAATGTCGTCACAGGTAACTGCACTAGGAGTATTAGGTACGAACCTAGCTCCAAGTTTCGCTTGCTCACTGCATATCTGAAGACGATATAAACTAACTTCCATAGCTAATTTTTTGTATAGTAATTCCTGATTTTTTATATTAACTTCAGTTGCCTTATGGCAAAGAGCAGGGGACTTGCCTAATGGAATATTAAACTGCATACTGATTCCATAATTGAGATTATAATTATCCTTTTCAAATCTAGGAGTCTCTTGAATATACTTTACCTCTCCAGTATCTTCGTCATATATATTCTGCCTAGTGACATATTCTATTGGCCTGTTAAATGACCAACTATCTGTTAAATAAGGAGTGATTGTAAGACTAGGGGAAGCACAAACTATACCCTGACTCATTCTGTAAGATGGCATGGCTGAAGGTGTTATCATTGTCGCATTGTTATTAACTACCCCGCTTGCTTGGCTTTGAGGAGAAGCTACTGTTGTATTAGCCAAAACCCTTGCAGGGCAAAGGATTATAGCTATTGCCCAAATGTAGTTGTAGTTTCTGAAGTAGTGCTTGTATTTATTTGCCTTGTTATTGTCGTTACTGTGTCTAACCCTGGTGTGATTAAACTTTCTTGTATTGAGAAGGCTGCACCATTGTTTACGATTCCCCAACGAGGTATAGCTTCTAAGTTCGGTGAAGTCCAATTAAAGTTTACTCCCCCGACTGTTTGTTGGTTCGTAGTCGTAGGAGTAGGGTTGATATATCCTGTTTCAGATTCGATATTATGTCCGCTTGCTGAGTATGTATAACCTGTGCGGTATTGGTGGCTTGTGATCGTTTCATTTATTATTGTTTCAGAAGTACTTGAAGTCTGAGATCCACCCGAACGAAATTGTGGAACTACAGGAACAGCAAGTGTTCTTATCGGTAATGCTAATAAAACTAGTAACCAAAGTCTAGTCAATGGTAATTGTGACCTTCGTAGATCCAATACAGCTAGTACCACTGCCTCCAGCCGTGCAAGTATGAACTCCAGAAGATAAAGAAGTTAATGCTAATGATCCAGCAGTACCTCCTGATCCAATAGTAGTTTGTCCGCCTAATACTGGTAAAGCTGCAATACCACTAGAAGGAGTTACAGCAGATGGTGTAGCGTCACCCATAATTACCGATTCCGTCTTGGAAAACGCTGAACCGCTAGTGGTTACTGAGGTATCAGTTTGTATCATCGCTGGAACGCCATTACTCAAAGAGCCTACATTAAGACCTCCAATTTTTCCTGAAGTTGTGGTATCTCCTACAGTTACAGATGGAGTAATATTGTTTCCGCTAAGACTATATGTAGTACCTACCTTATTAGTAACTGAATAAGGCATATCAACAGTTATTTGTGCAGAGGTTACAAATTCTTGTTTTATATCAGCAAATGCAGCTGATGGTGCGAGTAAAAGTAAAGCAAATAGTTTTTTCATTTAATGCCTACATTGTTTTTACTATTATCTATTATTTTAGGAGCATTATTGTTCTTTTTCTTACCAACCTGCAAACCAAAGCTGGCAAGAGATCCCGAAAATATCGAAGCGATAAAAGTTGGATCAAAGTCTACAATCTTCTTCCCATCAGGAGGTTCGTAATAAGAAAGAGTTAACATTGCAGCAGACCACACAAGAACTGCAATTTTAACAATCGTTTCAACACGATTACCTTCTTTTTCTTCCTGTTCTTCCATAGAAGTGCAAACTCTTGTCTAATACTAGCATTTTAGTTATGTTTGGGAAGTAACATATAAAAACGATGGTAAAAATTTTTAAACCTATACTTCTAGTCTTTATAAAATCCAAAGCAATGAAGAGATTAATTGTAGATTTGTTAAAGGCAATCGCCAAACAAACAGACAATACAATAGACGACCAAGCTGTGAGTTTTATTGAAGCAAGAATGTTTCCTGGATCTACTACAAATCTTTCATAAGATGAACCACAAAGAATTTTTTAATGTTCTTATCGGCAATCCTCCACCAGAAGTAGAACTTCAAATAGAAATTAAAAAAAGAGAGGTAAAAGAATTACCAAATTTTGTAATGAAGGAGTATTGTCTAAATCTTGTAAAAGAGAATAAGCTTCAAGATGTGTTAATCATGGCAGCCATACAACGTATTTCTGAAACAGAAACAAAGTTACTAAAATACGAAATGATTCATCATCATTACACCAAAAACCTTAAAGGGGAAAAAAAATATAAAAAGAAAACTTTACTCGACAGGATCAAGGCTATGTTGGGCATGCTCAGATGATCTTTTATCTTCCCATAACACCTTGTAGTAATACATTTTATTACCTGCTGAATTTGTTCTTTCTATAGTTTCAGTTATGTTGCCATATTTCTTTTGATATTTATTAGCGATAACAGAATAGTTTTTTCTTGTAACACGATCATCAACTTTAAATCGTTGACCTATTAGCTTATTGGGCATAATTTGTTAAAAAAAGGTATATTAGTTTCAACCAACATCTTACATATGGAAAAAGCAAATAAGATAGAACTATTAGAAACTCTTCATACTGTTCTTATTAAAGAATTGTTAGACAAGATTAAATGTGGAGAAGCAAAACCAGGTGATCTCAACGTAGCAAGACAACTGTTAAAAGATAATGGTATCGAGTGCATACCAACAGAAAAGAGTCCTATGGAAGATCTCATGTCAAATCTTCCAGACCTTGATGTAATCCCCAGTATAGAAAGATAGCCTATGAAACTTTTAGATACCTTTGCAGGTATCGGTGGCTTTTCCTACGCTGCTGAAAAACTTGTAGGTGGTTTTGAAACAACTCAGTTTATAGAAATCAACCCTTACTGCCAAAAAATCCTTAACAAACATTGGTCACATGTTCCCATCCATGACGACATCACAACATTCACAGCTAAACCTAGAGAGTTTGACATCATCACAGGAGGATTTCCCTGCCAAGATATATCAGTTGCAGGTTTACAGAAAGGCATTACAAAAGAAACCAGATCAGGTTTATTTTACGAACTCATCAGAGTCATACGCATGGTACGACCCAAATACGTTGTCTTGGAGAACGTGGCAGCGATCCTTAATAGAGGGTTGGACATTGTACTCAGGGAACTTTCCGAAGCAGGGTATGATGCAGAATGGGCAGTTATATCAGCAAGTTCTTTGGGAGCCTGTCATAGACGCAGTAGATGGTGGTTGGTTGCCTACCCCAAGAGCATCAGATGTGGAGGGGGGAGTAGCGAAAAACGTTCAATACAAGAACGGAAATTTTTTCAGAGAGAACAAAGAGGGAGTGAGATGGGGAGTGAAACTGAGAGATGCAGTATCAATACTTCCAACCCCAACAGCGAGAGACTACAAGGACTCAGGGGAGAATATGAATTACAAGAAAGCTGCAAAGAAAGGACGTTTACCTGGAGTAATAGTAGAATCACGCTCAACCCAAACTGGAAAGGATACAAATCTAAACCCACACTTTGTAGAGGAGATGATGGGTTATCCAATCGGGTGGACAGACTTAAAGCACTAGGCAATAGTATTGTCCCTGCTGTTGCTGCCATTCCTCTACAACGAGTAAAAGATCTTTATGCAACCGCTTCCTGAAAAACTACAAGACTTTAGATATTTCCTGATCATTACCTGGCGACATCTTAACCTACCTGACCCCACACCAGTTCAATTAGACATTGCTGAGTATTTACAGCACGGACCTCGTAGAAAGATCATACAAGCCTTTAGAGGGGTGGGTAAAAGTTGGATTACATCTACCTATGTTGTATGGAAACTACGGATGAATCCACAGTTAAAATTTCTTGTTGTCTCTGCAAGTAAGGATAGAGCAGATAACTTCTCTACTTTTACCATGCGTCTTATAAACGAGATGCCAATATTAGCTCCACTACGTCCAGATGACTCTCAGAGAAACAGTAAGATAAGTTTTGATGTTGGACCTGCACATGCTGACCACGCCCCTTCAGTAAAATCTCAAGGTGTTTTAGGACAAATGGCAGGTAGTCGTGCAGATGAAGTTATAGCAGATGACGTAGAAGTACCAAACAACAGCTTTACTCAACCAATGAGAGACAAATTAAGTGAAGCTGTAAAAGAATTTGATGCAATCCTAAAACCTAACGGTAAAATAACCTTTCTCGGTACACCACAAACAGAACAATCTTTATATCTAACTCTAGAAGAACGTGGATATACAACACGCATATGGACTGCACGTTATCCAGACCTTAAAAACAACTATGGAGACAGATTAGCTCCTAAGTTAGCTGAAAGGCTCTCACAAGAGCTTGTAAAGCCTAAAGATCCTGTTGACCCAGAAAGATTCAGTTCAATAGATCTGATGGAACGTGAAGCCTCCTACGGACGTTCTGGGTTCTCTTTACAATTTATGCTAGACACTAGCTTATCTGACCAGGATAGATACCCTCTAAAACTATCAGACCTAATTATCAGCAGTGTTAACCCAGATCATGCACCAGAAAAAGTTATATGGTCTTCCTCTCCTGAATATGTCATCAAAGAATTACCTTGTGTAGGGTTTAATGGAGACCACTTCTACAGACCTGCCCAACAATTTGGTGATTGGATTGAATATACAGGCTCAGTCATGTTTGTTGACCCCTCTGGTAAAGGTAAAGACGCTACAGGTTATGCCATAGTCAAAATGTTAAACGGTAATCTATACGTTCCTGACGCAGGTGGACTAAACGGTGGATATAGTGACGCAGTTTTAACAACTTTAGCCAAAATAGCCAAGACCAATAAGGTAAATACCATCCTCGTAGAGTCAAATATGGGTGGTGGTATGTTTGCAGAACTTCTAAAACCCTTCCTTATGAGGTATCACCCCTGTGAAGTACAAGACGTACGCAACACAAAGACTAAAGAATTAAGAATTATAGACGTATTAGAACCTGTAATGAACTCTCATAGGCTAATAATAGACCGTAAGGTAGTAGAAAAAGACTATAGATCTAACCCCAACGAAGCACCAGAACGTAAACTAAAACTTCAACTCTTCTATCAAATGTCTCGTATAACAAGACATAGAGGTTCTCTAGTACACGATGATATCCTAGATGCTCTATCAGGAGCAGTAGCCTATTGGACTGAATACATGAACCAGGATGAAGACCGTAATATAAGATCTCGTAAAGATGAATTGCTAAGAGTTCACCTAGATAACTGGGGTTCTCTTATGAATAACACCATCACTCAAACTGCTATGGGTATGTCCCCTAACCAGATAAGTAATTCTAATACCCCCGACGATGGATTTATAAGCAACACTTATTAGGTACTACTCTTGGATAAACTTGGGGGGGACTATAGGGGGGGTTCATGCGTATAGAACACAAAGAAACAACTATAGACACCATAGAAACGACCAAAATCACAGAAACCCACACAGAATAACAACCTACAGCATTTTCCTTTAGAATATTAAACATAGGTCACCTATACAATAGACCTAACATAGACCCCTATAGATCACTTCTGGGCAAATCTATAGGGGTTCTATAGTTTATCTTTAAGTTATCTTTAAGTTATCTATAAGTACTCCTAAAAACTTTTTACCACAAAAATTTGAAGAGTTTACGCATATATATAAAATTTATTTTTCCCCCTATATATAGACTTTTTTCTGTAGTTTTTAGGTAATTTATAAATAACTTATTGATATAACTAGGTTCTTACTAGACTTATAATCTAGTTAGCAGGGATTAAGGGTTCTTTTGTTACAGATTGTTAAGTTTATTTGTATTTATTATTTATCGGTGGGCATCCTATATCTTCCTAATCTATCCTATATATAGGACTACTCCAAAGTAGTTCTAGTCCTAGAACCTATTAACAAAATGGAATTTAAAAAGATCAAAGAGCTTTACTCACAGCACCTTGAAACCAAGGAAAGATTTACAGACCCGGGCGAACAATGTCTTTGGGAAATGAATATATGTGAGAAAGCTCAGGAGCTAGATTGTTCAGAAGAGATGAGAGCATCTTTAAAATGGTACTTATCATTATTTATTGATGTAGATTTTGTTGAATGATCACCCGGGAGAACTAACAGAAGAACCCTTAAAGCCTCTTAGGAGGTTTTAAAGGTTTCTCTTAAAAAAGAAATCTAACGCCCCAGAAACTTAATTAATCAAATGATTACTACAACAAACAAAGAGCAATCTTTAAAGACAGTTAAAGCCTTTGATAAGATCCAAGACTTACAATGGTCTTCTGATAATTGGACAGACAATAGTCCTTTTGATTTATTCAAACAGATTATTAGAACTAAAGGCTTTGGTCATAAAGATTTACTTATGATTGGAGAAGCTCTCTTGGTCTTTGGACATGATGATGTAGATAAGACAAGAGTAGAGACTTATCTATCTACATTGGATGAACTAGACGAGCTTTACAATAATAATTATGAGAAGTACGAGGAAAGAAGTAAGGAGACAGGAATAAGTCTCGCTTAGACAATCCCTTAAAGGGTCTACGGACCTTTTAAAGGGTTCTCTTAATAAGAGGATCTTAGTAGTTCTTTAGAGCTACAAACACCGCCCAGTTATTAATTATTAATTATGGAAAATTACAGAATCACCTGTAAAGAAAAAGTTATTTTTGTTAAAGAAGTAAAAGCCAATTCAAAAGAAGAAGCGATTAAAAAATTGCGTTCCAATGTAAATGGTTTTAAAACATTTAGCGAATGGACTGAAGCTTGGGAAGTCGCTGACATTGATGATAAAAAATCACATGAAAAATGTTGGGCTAATTCATTTCCAAAAACAGGAGTTAGAGTAAAATGACCTCCAACAAATACGACTACGAAAAAGAGCTTAAAGCTGCTAAACGTGCGGAAATAGAGCGTATATGGTTTAACCAAGAAGCTACTAATAAGGAGCTACTAGCAGAATATAAAGCTCTTGATGTTAAAGAAGAAGACAAGCCTAATTAATTTTAGGCTTCTTTCTTTTTTTTATTTTTTATTATTCCTGGTCTTATTATCCTTAGCAAAATCTTTAACGAACCTATTAAGAATTTTTTTTAGTTGAATTTTTAACAGGTTCTTTATGAACCTAGTCCTAAATTATTAATTTTATGAAACTAAGTTTTAACAATAGTTTCCCTATCGAATTTTTAAAGGGTGCTTGTATCTTTTTAAATGATGAAGATAAGGGGAGGTATATAAAAGAAGTGTGCGTTGATCTTGAAAGACATTCTATTATCTTGATTGATGATGATGGTAATGGAATGTATTGGGAGTCTTTACGCAATGCGTCTATCCAATTCCAGGGGGCTAGATAATGTCTGATTATCCATACAACCTTACAGCAATAGCTACTCATTTAAGGGAGCTTGCACAATGTATTGCTAAGAAGCTAGACATCAGTGAACAGGATGCCTGGGATCTTTGTATTGAAAAGTTGGAATACAAGTATTCATCTATGACAAGGGAGGATGACCAATGAGTTATTCAATAAGAACTATTTTGCATTATTGGATTGACCAATGCCCTTGTACTAATTTTTTAGTAAAGAATAAAAAAGAACAGGAACAAATTGATGGTATTTGGTATGACGTTGTTGTTATTGAATGTCTTGTAAAAGCGGAGGAACAACAATGATTATCTGTCCTAAATGCGGTAGTAAATCCACTGAAGTAAACACTACAAGACCTAGACAGGCTCCTTACATATGGAGAAGTAGAACCTGTAAGGATTGTGGTAAGACTTTCAGCACAAGAGAGTACACACTGATTGATTTAGATGCTCTAATTAATAGTGGTGGTTTGGGTCAGGACTTAGCTGCTGACCAGGTTACTGAAATTGTGGAGGATTTAATGAATGACTAAGGTAGTAAACCTAACCAAATATAAATATGATCGCAACAAAGCAATTGATGAACGTATTGAGTATGCAGAACGCAGAATTAAAGAACTTCATCTATTAATTTATAGTTGGAAACAATTAAAAACCACTTGACTTTTAAATTTATTTTTTTTAAATTCTTTTTCACAATTTAAGGAGGACTTTTATGCCCAGAAGGAAAGTCCAGCAGTCGAGATGCCCACGTTTATCTCAGGCTGTAAGGACTGTTTATAACAGAAGAAAACGTGGAACGCCTGACGCTGATTTCTATATCATGCGTATGAATCACAATATCAAAGCTATTGGCGACCTACCTGTTAATCAGATAACAGAACCGTTGATTAATGTTCTAATTGATTATCACAGGGAGACTTTTGATAACTCTAATAAAACTATTAATAAAAAAGTATCTTCACTAAGAATTACGTTAGAGGAGATGGCTTCTGATGGTCACATGGAGATGATTAAGTTTCCTAAACGACTAAAGGAAAGTAAAGGTAGAACACATTATTTTACTGAAGACATGGAACAGGAGATGTTGAACACTTATCTTTATTGGGGTTTATTTGAACACCATGATTTTATTAAGTGTTTGATAGATACTGGAGCCAGGTTAGGTGAAATGCTTGGATTGGAGAAAAGATTTGTTGATTTTAATTTAAATCAGATAACTTTTCCTGATCGTAAGTGTGAAAATCCTGTAAGTGTACCGATGACTGATGACGTACAGAAAATCTTAAGACCTTATTACTTAAAAGCTAGGGCTACTGATAGGTTATTTCCTTATAACACCTATTGGCTACGCACTATCTGGAATAGAGTGAGAGATCATCTAGGGTTTGAAGATAAAGAATGGTATGTACCACATTTATGTAGGCATACTTGTGCAACTAGGCTAGTCCAAAGGGGAGTTCCTCTTGGAGTGGTTAAGGATTGGATGGGACATGAGTGCATACAGGCAACCATGATCTATGCTCATCACGCACCAAAGCAGTTGCATGAAGCTGTAAAAGTACTTAATACTAGGGAATCTAGTGCGTCTATCGCATCTTGAATGATGCTTGATAAGTGACCACTAACAACAGAATTATTCTTTTTAAGTTTTTGTTTTTACTAACGATTACATAGACTTAAAATCCAGAGACCGTATAGGTCGTGCCGGTTCGAGTCCGGCCACTCGCACCAAGTCTGGAGTTGTTAGTGGATAACTTTCATTTGTTAATTAAAACAAGGAGTTATCTATGGAGAAGCAGCTTAAAGTAGAAGAAGAAATGTGTGGTCGTGGCTATGATTCACGCCAAAGAAAAGTCCAGTTAAATATATCTAAGGGTAAAGAGTCTGAAAATGATTATGCAAGAAGCATGATTGAAGCAGGTCTTGTACCTTTATCAAAAAAAATACAGGAGTTTATTGATAGAGCTTGGAGAGGTACACCAGGACCAAAAGCTGTAGCTGCTGTTAAGTTATCTCAGTTCCCAGATGTAGATGTCGTTAGCTTTATTGCCTTTAAAGCAATTATTGATTGTGCTTCACAGGTAAAGACTGCAACTCAGACTGCTATACAAATAGGTCATCTGTTGGAAGATGAGCTTAGATTTAGTGTCTTTGAACAGGAAGATGAGAAACATTTTACTGCTGTAAGAAAACATATAACTGATACAACCCATCCGAGGTATAGAAGAAACATGATGATGGGACACATGAGAAACAAAGGTTTTGTTTTTCAGTCATGGAGTAAGGAAGACAAGTTACGCATAGGCATGAAGATGATTGATCTGATAAAGCAGTCAGTAGGAATGATCGAATTGGCTACAAGAGGATATAAAAACACAAAGAAAACGTATGTGCAGTTTACTGATGGATCTATGGAGTGGATCAAGAGACAAAGAAAGAATAGATTTGCTGCTTATCCTATCTATATGCCCTGCCTTGAGAGACCTAGAGATTGGATCAGCACTACAGAAGGTGGGTACTACAGCAAAAGACTTAGACATGTTAAGGCAATTAAGTCTAAGGATCTTGATTACCTAGAAGAAGTAACAGAAAGAAAACCAACAGCATTTTTTGCAGCGTTAAATGCTCTGCAAGGTACGAAGTGGGAAGTAAATTTAGATATTCTTGATATTGCTCAGAGTTGTTGGGATAGAGGTATAGAAGTTGGATGCTTGATTGATGCTGAAACATTACCACTACCTCCAAAACCACATGATATTGATACTAATGATGATGCAAGATTGCAATATAGGAAGGCTGCAAGTTTAATCCATGACCAAAATGCCCATGACCGAGCTAAAAGATTTCAATGTTTATCTTTGCTTGATACTGGACTGTATTACAAAAACGAAACCTTTTACCACGTTTATCAGGCAGATTTTACCGGGCGAATTTATCCGGCTGCTGCTACTTTTAACCCACAGGGAAATGATTTAGCCAGAGCTTTACATAGGTTTGCTGAAGGTAAGCCAATAAAAAATGGAGAAGCTAAGAACTGGCTTGGTATTGCAGGTGCAAATCATTGGGGTATGAGTCGTTGCAGCTATGAAGAACGTATTGAATGGTCTGATACAGAAGGAGCAGCACTGGCAAGACAGGTCGCTTGTAATCCAGAAGCGAATGTCAGTCTATGGAGTAAAGCAGAAGAGCCATTTCAGTTTGTTAGTTGGTGTCTTGAGTGGAGTGGGATGTTAGATGAAGGCTATGGATATATATCTAAGCATCCTGTCTTGTTGGATGGCAGTAATAATGGCTATCAGCACTTTGCAGCCATGACCTGTGACCAAGATCTAGCAGGTAAGGTAAATCTTATGCACTTTAATGAGATACAGGATCTCTATAACGAAGTAAGAACAGAACTTTTAGAAGACTTAGCAGGAAGTGACGATCAACTGGCTATAGATTGGTATTCTCATGCAGAATTTATAACAAGAAAGTTTGTAAAGAAACCAATAATGATGATCCCTTACTCAGGAACTTTGTATGGTATCTGTTATGTAATTAAAGATTATATTCGTCAGCAGAATATTGAGTTGCCCTGGCCGCAAGATGACTTTGCACATAACTATTTTTTAGCAAGAAAGATTGTTCAGATTGTAAAAAAAGTCTGTCCTAAATCATCAATAGTCATGCAATATTTAACAGACATTGCTAAATGTTTTGGTAATGAAAGTAAAGTAATGAAGTGGAATACGCCTTCTAAGTTTTATATTAATCAAAATTATTACAAGCTTAGTAGTAAACAAGTAAAGACCAAAATAGGTACTAGCACTATAAGGTTGTCACTTACTGATAAAACAGATGAGGTTGACAGTAGAAAAACAAGTCAGTCTTTTGCCGCTAACTTTGTACATAGTTTAGATGCTGCTAATGTACATTTAGCGTTACATAAAAGTAAGGAGAAAGGTCTTACAAACTTTACAACTATCCACGATTGTTTCGGTTCTACTGCTGCTGACATCCAAGAATTTATATCCTGTGTAAAAGAATCTTTTGTAGAAATGTACACCGACAACGTACTAGATAATTTATACGACCAAGCAGTGCAGCAGTTAGATAAACCAAAAAAGTTACCGACACCACCAGATCTAGGTGACTTTAATATCTGTGAAGTTTTATTAGCACCATATGTATTTAGCTAACAAAGGGATGACAGATAAAAAATGTACGGTAACATCATAAATACGTCCAACGTGGACGATCAAAAAAGAAACTTTAACCGAAATTTCCAAATGATTAAATCAGAAATCATCAACATCACAACACCAGTATGTATTTTCCAATTTGCGTGGTTGGTCGAGCCAGACACAAAATACGATGCGTCAGGTATATGGCAGGTCGAATGTCTTATTGATCCAGAAAAATCACAAGATATAAGTGATCAATTAGATGGACTTCTTGAAAGATGGAAAACGCAATTAAAAATTGCTAATCCTAATAAAAAATTTAAACTTGCACCATTACCTTTTGGTTATGAAGACATAGATGGCAAGCCATACTTCAAAATCAAAACCAAGATGAAAGGTGGAGGAGTAAGGGCAGATGGTACACAGTGGAAACAAAGACCACCTGTTTTGTTTAATGCTGATGGTTCTCCTATGACAGAAGACCAGAAAGAAAAGGTCAACAAGTGTGGTCCTGGTACAACAGGTCAAGTCAACATGCGTTGCAGTGGTTGGGAAAATCCGAGCTTTGGTGTTGGTATTAAGATCCAACCAGAGGCTGTGATTATACATAACCATGTCGAGTACACTAAAACAGCACAAGGCTATGGCTTTGAAACAGAAGAAGCAATCGTTGAAGAAAAACCCAAGCCAAAGGCAGGGTTCGAGACAGTTGGGGCAGACGAATTTTAGAAGCAAGTTTGAAGCTGCGATTGCAGCTACATTACTAGCAGATAAAGTTCCATACACTTATGAAACACTCGATATTAGCTACCAAATCAGTTGCGTTTATAAGCCTGATTTCATCCTTGACAACGGCATCTGTATTGAAACTAAGGGCTTCTTCTCTAAAGAGGACAGAAGAAAACATATTGCGATTAAGACGCAACGACCCGAATTAGATATAAGATTCTGTTTTCAAAACAGTAAAGCAAAATTGAGTCGTGGCAAAAGAAGTTTAACTTATGGTGCTTGGGCAACTAAGCATGGGTTTCTCTGGAGTCACGGCTCTATTCCCAGAGATTGGTATGAAGAGCAACAGCAAGTATGTAAGGAAAGAACCATGTCCTAAATGTGGTAGTAAAGACAACCTAGCTATCTATGACGATGGTCATGGTTACTGTTTTGGTTGTGGTTATAACTATCAACCAGAGAAAGATAAACCCAGAAAATCTTTTTTTAAACCAGTGAAGAAACCATTACTAAAATTTGTTACCCCGAAAGCATTACCTAAACGTGGTCTTTCGCACGAAACTTGTGAGCTATTTAACTACGGAATATCTGAACATAATGGTCAGCCAGTACAGGTTGCTACTTATGAAGACAAGTTAGGTAGACAGGTAGCACAACATATTAGATTTAAGAACAAAAAATTTATTTGGCTTGGTGATGTAAGTGATCTACAACTTTGGGGTCAAAGATTATGGAGACAAGTAAATACAGGTAATATGTTTGTCACTATTACAGAAGGAGAGATTGATTGTATGTCAGTCTCACAAGCACAAAATAACAAGTACCCTGTAGTAAGTTTACCTTCGGGATCACAGTCAGCTAATAAGTATATAGCTG